GATCGCTAGTCCAAGATGTGTTTGGGGAGGTAATGATAAGGAGGAATTTGCAGTAATTCTCACAAGGGAGTTCGGAGAGCATAAGGCTCTTGTAACGAATCTTCCTGAATTTGAGGTTGCAAATGATTTAAAATATCGAAAATATGAAAAGAAACTGAGTTTCTATTATGTTGGTACCGAAGACGACAGATACGTAGCGTGTTCCATAAAGGACTCAAACGCCTTCTTTAAGTACTTTGAAGGGAGGCGGCTGGAGGGAGGAGGTGAATGGGATAAGAGTGTTGTGGATATACACACTATAGATGAGTTGTACACCGTGGGAGTTAGAGAGAAGGCCTTGAAGAATTTGGAGTCTGATGTTAAGCAGACCCATGAGGGTTTTAAGGACGCGCGTAAAGCAAGCCCCGGCCAAGCAACGGCTATGTCGTATTTTACAGCAGTTCATAATGCTAATGCATATCTTGCAGCTTTTAAGTTGTGGTATGCGTATTTTGTCTCTATTCTCGATTTCACAATTCTCTCATTCGTGATGTTGCTAATACACATCATAAGTCCAGTGTCGTTCGTTTTTCACGTATATATACCAGTTATGATGATATGGTACTTCGTGAGGCAGAAATTTATGGAGTATATTCTGTTCTACGCAAAAATGACTTTCCTAGCGAAAGTTCAATATTACATAATTTTTGTTATTTTAGGAGTATCATTTTTAATTGGGCTATTAATGTGGAAGAGATCAAAAGGTAAAGTTCAGCAACCTGAACCTGTACACCCGTTCATTAGAGTTATGAAAAGTTGGATGGAAATACTGTCGATTATCATGACAATGGGAGCTTCGATAGTAGCACTGTTTTGTGTGGATGCCAGGATTATAACTACTATTGTTCGGACCTGTCAAACCGCTTGTAGTTTACTTAGCAAAGTAACCTTTTCTGGAGATTTATCTGCTGATGCTACAAGAATTCATAACGTGGTTAGTAAGATCCCTATTGAGAGAGGAATTGTAGCAAACAATTCACCTTACGATGGGGAACTGAAAACAGCTTATGAGGTCTTGTCACGCAGAAAATATCAAGGGAGATTTAACGTAGAAACTTTGTATAAGCAACAAGAACTTGATTTGAAGGCGCAAGGAACTAAGGGTTTGGGAGATGAGCGAGTGGTTGTGCCACCGGAACCTAGGGTGTTGATGTATGAGTTGTATAGTTTGGACTCTGTGCCTGTTTATTACATCTACTTTGAAGACGGAAAATCTGAGAAGGAGAAGTTGAGAGACAGGGTTACGGGAGTAAAACTTCAGCCATCACTAATACCTGAGGATGCTATAGTGATAATAGATAAAAGTTCCCTAGACATTGATCAAGTTGACCAATCGTTTTTGGGACCCACTGTTGACGCTATTGCCTTTTCCTGGTTCACGAGGGTTACTACCGCTATTGGGGATGCTAAAACAGCTATTGAACAACAGAGGACGTTTCTTGCGTCTCTGTCTAGTTTGCTTGTTATCGCATTTATGGTCTACAATTTTTTTAGCAAGAAAAAGGTTATCGAAGAAAGTAAAGCCGCATTTCCAAATGTTAACATTTCGGAGATGGCTAGATCTTTGGCCTATGTTGTGAATGATAAAAACTCCAACTCCAACAATGCTTCTTTATTGAAGATTGGTGGGAAGAAGTGTATCGTTACAACGAGGCATGGTTTTACTGATTCTGAGAGTCCTACCGGGATGCTACCACTATCGTTGATTAAGATTGATGTAGATGGGAAGAGATACCCTGTTATTAAAATTAAGAATACCAACAATAAAGACATAATTATACTTGTTTCTTCTATACCGAAGAGTGTGGCTCGCTACATTCCTGTTGTGAAACACAAAGATGTTGGTCGTTTAACACATATATCTCGGGATATATCCGGAGCAATATATAGTGGGGATACACCTTATTCAGTGTACAACGGGCAGATCGCAATGCACAAGACGACTGTTGAAGGACAGTGTGGATCTTTTTATTACGATTCTGCGTTGAGTGGAGTTATAGCCATCCATCATGCGGGAGGAAATGACGGGACTAATTATGGTTGGGTTCTTGGTGACCTGGTGATTGAAGAAGAAGAACCGATCTGTTTAACTAATGTACAACCGAGTGTTGACCTCGTGGCTCAGGAAACTGCGCCACTTGTTCAGAAAAAGGAAGTAAAGAAGAAAACAGTAGGAACGAGATCAAAAGCAGCTAGGAGAGACGAAGAGGTTTCTAACCGTGAAAAGATTGATCGAAAGATGCGTGATTTAGAGTATGATAGAGAACGTTTTGAACGTGAATATCAGAAATCTTTAGACTACGGGAACAAGCCTTACGATCCATCTGCCTCATGGGCTGATCAACCTGACGAACCTGAAGTAATACTGCATAGGCTGAAGGACTTAGACGCACAAATAAAAATTGTGAGTGGGGTGAGGAGCAAACATGATTATTTAACCGACTTAAGCGAAAGGGTGCATGGAGATAAGCACGGAAATCGCAGAGAGTTGAGAGACATGGTTAGAAATTTGAAAAAGAGGTGGACTGATTTCTATCAGACCGACTTTAAGTTAATTGACCAGAGTGGTGGAGATGCTCTTATTGGAGTAGGGATGGTGCTTAGTGGTTGGATTGGAACTATGATAATGGTTCATCTTTTCATGAGGCCTGCTAAAAAGGATGTCTTCAGAACTTCTATGAAGAATCTTATGGCAGAATTCGATTATATGACTGATAAAGAGTCAAAGTGCATTTTAGTGGTTAATGTCCTGAATGTCGCATATCAGCTAAATCTTCCTGAAGATAGGATCGCAGCTTTGGCAGCGAGATTATTGGAGGGTGAGGAATTGGCTTTTAGCGATTTTTCAGAAAGCAGTAACGCTAGATTAATGCCTGAACTTTTGAGTTTAATAAAAGATGCTACAATGAAAGAGGAAAATTTTCAGCAGTCCCAAAAGGCCGTGGGAGACGATTTGGCGAAGGAAAATTCGGTAGATTCGAAGCAGTTATGTTCCGAGACACAGCAGACTTTGGCTTTGAAAGTGAGCGAAACGGGTACTTCACAACAGGCCCCAAAGCGCTCTCCTTCACAGCAGTTCCTGCAGAACCGCAATTCTCCTTCAAACCAAACATCTTCTACCAGCACTCGGCGGAAGCAAAAGCAAAAGAACCAACTTATAAAGAAATCATCGGATCAGCAAGATACCGGAAAGTTAGTTTGCGAAAATGCGTTGGGGAAAGGACCTACGCATACCTCAGAGACGAATACAGCGAATATTTCGAGGATGCCAGAAACAGCCTCCAAGCCTGGATCTCAACATTCGTCGGAATCACGAAGTGCCACTGGAGGTGGCCAGAAATAAGGCCTTTATTGGCCGGGATGGGTTGGACAAAGTCTCCAGCTTATCCCTACAAGGCGCTTGGTTTTGAAACCAAGAAGGACTTAATAGATCATCCTCAGTTTTATGACCATTGGGTTGAACATAATGTGATAAACGTTAGTTCCCCTAGTCTAAAAGCTGAGATTGTCAAAGTAAAGTTACACATTGAAAAGGAAAAGCAGAGAACATTCATGGCTGCCCCGGGCTCAGACCTTGTAACTAATATCTCCTTGTTTGGGGAATCTAGTGATAAGATAGTGGAGTTGGGAAAGAAAGCTGCCTCCACGGATACGTGGAGTTTTTATGGATGGTGTCCCTTTTTTCTAGGTGTGGACAATCTAGCAAAAAGATTGATTGGGTATTTGAGCAAAGGATATGTTATCCCATTGTTTGATGTTTCAGGTTACGATCGGAAACTCTCTCTAACATACTTCTGTTCTCACATTCGATTGATGTTTGTGGAAAATTATGATCAAGCCCCTGATTGGTACAAAGAAAAAGTGAGGCAACATCTTCTTTATGATGCAGCACCATGTATTCTTGTTCCATGGGACATTTTCGATGGTAATCCGCCTGATTGGGTTGTGAAAGACTACAGTGACTACCTTGGTGATGATGGAAATTTCATCAAGGACATGGTCTATCGGAACACAATGAATTCTTCAGGGAAGGGTGATACTACAGTAACAAATTCATTGTGTCATTTCATTATCAAAAAGTTTCACCACAGTAGGTGTTCTTTAAACAGTATCTATTTAGGAATATATAGCGATGACAACTTTGAGGTTCTCCTCCCTTATGACAATATGGAAGCGGATTTTCGTTTCACATATAGATTATTTGACATGGAGCTCCGAGACTTTGAAATCATCAGAAATTATGATGAACTCATTAGCAGCTTTAAATTTCTTGGATTTGGAATTGTCCAGCACTGGAGAAGGAGTGAGTACTTTGCCCCAAAATATGACTTGGAACGAATTTATTGGTCGTTTTTTCAGGGCGAGGAATCCACTCAATTCCAGAAGTATTGGGGGCTATTGCTCCTAGCTTACGCTGGCGATGAAGGGTTATTCAGGAAATTTATGGGCTTTCAAAACCTGGTGCGCGAGCATCCAGATGAGTGTAAGCTCACGCAACTATTGTGGAATCATGATAGGATATATTCATTCTTTGATATGATATTGTTTGGAGATGAGGGTTGTGGTTGTGATCAGGAATTATTGAGCGAGAGATCGTGTTTTACAAGTTTTTTGCAGGACACTCTCGTTCCGGAGGTGGCTGGAATAAAAAATGATCACGCGTGCCCAATTCGTCAAACGGAAAAAGATAATGAAATTGAGTCCACAAGAACAGGAAGTTCGGTGGAGACAGTTTTTAGCAACTAAGAAAACTGTTGCGGTTAAGAAAAATGATAGGAAACCGCCAAAACAAAAATCCAATCAGATCTCTAGGCCTCCTAAAAAGAGTTTGTCTGACTGCTCAGTGCACTACGCGCTGGCGCTCTCAGATCCATGGTCTTGTCCTGAAGCACCATGTGTCCCTGACACTATCACTTTGGAGTCCTTTAAGTTTTCGGTTCGATCCCGTGCTACCTTCGCAGTCGGAACGGCAGGTTACGGATATGTGGCTTTAAACCCATATAATCCGTATGCGTATTCGACAGGAAGTGCAAATTGGGCTTGTGCAACCACATCGGCCTTCACTGGTCCTGGTTATTACTTGCCTAATGGTAGCAATGGTGTCAACTGGATAAACAACGATTCTGGATTCTCATACGTACAAGCAAATGGATATGAACATGCTTATCGTGTGGTGGGAAGTGGAATAAAGGTAATGTACACCGGTAATGAAATGAATAGACAGGGTCTATTCCTGATTTACCGTGATCCCAGTAATACTGCGCTAGCTGATGGCTCAACATTTGATGCGTTAGCAACAATGAGAGAAGCTGCTCAAGTCGCTGTAACAAAAGATTGGCATTGCTGTCTGTGGAAACCAGCAAGTGCGAGTGACATTACGTATGCTCCGCGTGGAAATGACATTGATGTAGGAGGAGGAAACAAACTATACGCTCAGAATCCTTGTATGATGATCGGAATAGCTGGTGGCACGCCTGGGGCGTCCATCCAGTTTGATTTAATTACTTGGTTTGAATTGACTGGTAGAAGTCTTCCAACCTTAACTGTGTCCCACACGGATCCCGTGGGTTTCTCCCTTGCTTCCTCGGCAGTTAGTGCGCACCAACCTGAAGTCACACCACAGGAGAATGCAATCAGCTTTGCTAAAAGTATGGAATCACATGGTGAAAACTTTTCCTTTATAGATACTGCTGGATCTATAGTTTCGAAAGTTGCTCCAATAGTGAGAGAAGTCGCCTCTTTATTGTGAGGTGAGAAAAGGGCTTGAACTTAAGCCCTGGGGTTATTGCTGAACCCCGCCGAGAAATCTTGGTCAAAAACATAGCGTACCCGCTGAGGCGAATCAAACAATAGTCGCTTCGAAGGTTGAATTTTGGGTAATAAAATTAAC